GAGATGTGAAGCAGTTTTTTCGTTCGGAGATTGACGAAGAAGTCTATTGACGAACGCTTATGGCTGCGTTTCCTGCGTCTCCAGCATCGGGTTGAACGATTAGTTCACAACGCCATCCGAGACTACGCAGATGGTCTCCGAAGGAGATTGCTTCGTCAGGTCAAGTTTCTTGACTACAATCCCAACGAAGAGGCGGATATTTTGTGGTCGCTAATTGAACCGCAATTGATTTATGCAGCCGAACAAATTTCGGAGTTGGTTGACTTCACCCCTGATTGGTCAATCTACGACGCCAAAGTTTCCGCACGGTTGCGTCGTCAGAAGCGAAGGATTAAGTGGGTTACCGATTACACTTGGGAGCGACTGAAGAAGAAGTTAGACGAAGCGCTGGAAGCAGGCGGGTCGGTTAGCGACATGGTCAAAGCGATTGAAGAAGTCGTCGGAGAACTTGAATTTTGGCGTGGCGAAAGAATTGCCAGAACGGAAGCCTCGGCTGCGGTCAATGGAGCATTCCATGAAGCAGCGGTTGCAGCGGGGATTGAAAAGAAGATGTGGTTGACAGCGTTAGACGAACGAACCCGATTAACCCATGCTCAAGCACACGGTCAAATCGTTGGGATAAATGAACCCTTCATCGTTGGCGGATATTTGATGCAGTTTCCCGCTGACCCTTCGGTTAATGCACCCGAAGAAGTAATTAATTGTCGCTGCACCATGATAGTGGTTTTAGACTGACCAAATTAATTTATTCACATAAATTCGGTTTCCGCAGAGCATTAATTGTAAGTGGTGATGAAACCATGAAGCAAGCAAGACAAATCTTAGCCAACATTATCACCAAAGCGGAAGAAGGTGAAGACCGACAATTTTATCTTGGTGTCGCCACGACCGCAGATGTTGACCGAGTTGGTGAACGGGTTAACATTAAGGGTTTGACTAACTTAGACGAATATCTGAAGAACCCGATTTTGTTGTTCAACCACGACATTCACTCTCCCATTGGTCGGATAACAAAAGTTAACCTTCTTGATGACCGAATTGAAGTTGAGTTCACTTTCGCTAACACTCCAAAAGCGCAGGAAATCAAGCAACTCGTTGACGAAGGAGTTTTAAATGCTCTCTCAATCGGTTTCCTTTCCCTTCAAAGACTTCGGGATGAGGCGGGGAATGTCGTTCATAACTCATGGCGTTGGGTTGAAACTTCCGTTGTAACTTTGCCTGCTAACCCGAATGCGGTAATTTATCGCTACTACGACGAAGAGGAGGTTGATGAAACTATGCAGGTTGAAATCATGGAGATTAAGGGTGTCGTTCCAGACAATGATGCGGAATTTCCCGTTTACGAAGACCTTGAGCGTGAGTGGGATGCTGACGAAAGTGAGGTTAGGTGGCGGAAGTATGTTGGCGTGGAAACTAACGAAGACCTGCAAGACCCAGCCAAGCGGAAGAAGTATGCAAAGCGGTTCTTCTGGGTTGATGACGAAAATGCTGACAAGTTTAGTGCTTACAAACTCCCGCATGTTGATGTCATTGGCGGAAAACCCTATGCGATTTGGCGTGGGATTGTTGCTGCGATGGCTGCGTTACTTGGTGCTCGTGGCGGTGTAGATATTCCCGACGAAGACCGAGAAAAAGTGTATCGTGCAATCGCTAAGTATTACAAAAAGGTAGATAAAGAACCGCCAGAGTTTCACAAGGGGATAGAGTTCTTCAAGGCTCTGCGAAAATTATTAAATGTAATCGGAGGTGTTGATGAAGATGACTGACGAACTCATTCGTGAAGTTAACAAAGCCGTTGAACACATTAAGGAACAAAAAGCAGTCGTTGATGAACTTAAAGAGCGGGTTGAAAACATTGAAAAAGCCTTAGCACGGGGAATTAACACCGCTGCTTTGCCTGCGGTTGAGGGTGCGAATGCGCAAGAGCGGTTGGAGAACTTTGCGTTGATGGAGAGCGACAATCCAGAGGTTCGGAAGGCGCAAGACCTTTGGGATGCCTATGTTGTTTTCGCCATGCTCCGCCGACGGAAAGGTTTAGAGCCTTCTGGTTGGCTTGAGCGACGCTTCCGTGACCTCGTGGTCAAGATTGCGGGTTCTGACCTACCTGGTTACATTCCCACAGGCTTTTCCGCACGGATTTTCCAATTCGTTAGGCTTCAGCCATCTGTCGCAAAGGTTTTTGAAGTCATTGACCTGCCTTCCGAAATCTACAAGCCAGCCATCCAGTTGAGCGGGATTACGGTTTATGGTGTTGACCCTGAAGCGCAAGTTTCCCTTTCTACTCCAAGTGCTCCAAATGTGGAATTCCGTGCGAAGAAGATTGCCGCAGCGGTTACCGTCGCTGACGAAGTGACGGAGGATAGCATCGTTCCCATCGTTCCCGTGTTGCAGGCGGAATTCGCTTATGCTTTCGCTGATGCGGTTGATAAGGTCATTCTGAAGGGTGACACCGCAAGCCAAGACAACCTTCTGCGGTTGTGGGATGGTTTGCTCAAGTTGTCTGCTAATCCCAACCAAGGCGCACAGTGGGATGCTGCGACTGTGCGTGCTTCGTTGGCTGCGCTTGATGTTGTTAACCCGAACGAAATCGTTTTAATCGTTAACCCTGCGGATTATGCCGAGATGTTGGGTTGGAGCGAGGTCATGACGGTTGATAAATATGGCGCCGCAGCGACGATTTTGACTGGCGAGTTGGCTAAAGTCTTTGGTGTTCCTGTCGTCGTCTCGCCTCACGCTGACCATCCCGTCTTGGTGTTGCACAGGTGCTTCAAACTTGGCGTTAGGCGTGGCGTGAAGGTGGAAACCGACCGAGATGTCTTGCGCCTGCGGGATGTTTTGGTTGCTTCAATGAGGGTTGATTTCAAGAAAGTGAGCGGCACGAATGTTGGTAAGAAGGTGAAGTAGTGACGGGAGGTGAAGTGGGTCGGGGGAGGTAATCCCTCTCCCGACCCCTTTGCTATGCTCCGAATCCTTCGGAAGAAATCGTTTGAGAAACTTGTAACGAAGTTTTCGGAGTTTATTCTCCGCCATGTTCGCACATATCTCACTATTTTTATTGGTAAGGATATCGCCGACATACTTCCGCTAAGACTTCGTCTTTTCCACACTCGCCTGTTCGGTCAAGACTTCATGCTTTATGCAGTCGTTACGCTGAAAGACCAACAACCCGACACTAACTATATCTTCCGAGCCGACTTGGGAACTATCAAGTTTAGCGGAAGGGAGTTGCGGGTTTGGGTAATCGCAAAAACGATTGAAGACATGATTGAAGACTTGAAGAAACTTGCTGCAAAGTTGGCGGGTGAGCGGTAATGGATATTTTAGTTTACACGCTAAGTCGGTTTCCTGAAATTGAACAAACATACACTCAAAGCGAAATTGCAAATTTCGTTGCTGTCGCAAAAGATTTAATTGAGCGATATATTGGCGGAATAGTTTTTCATGCGATTTTGACCCAAAAATTTGTTGTGTTTGAAGGCTCAATTTTAATCCCGACGATTAAACTTAATTCCGTGCAAAATGTTCAACTTTTGTATCCTTACGACAACCTTATAATCAACCCGCAGGATTTGCAAGTGTTTGACAACGGGTTAGTTAAAATTCCATTTCCCGTGACAGGCTATGCATCGGTAACTTTTGATGCGGGATATGACGAAAATGAATTACCTCTGGATTTAATAGAGGCTGCAGCGCAGATAACCTACCATATCGCCAATTTGAACCCCCAACTTGCTTCCGCCACAGTCGGTAATATCTCCATGCGCTTCAACGAAACCTCAATCCCGCCTTCCGCTAAGGAGATACTTGATAAGTATCGTTTGGGTTTGTGACGAGGGTTAAGTTAAATGTTAGTGGGTGACTAAAGATGTTGCGCAAAATAACCGCAGTTTGGAAGCGGAAGGTGACACAAGATACTTCCAGCGGGATGGAGTTATCCGTGCAAACCGTCGGAACGATTATGGGATATCTTCTTCCACTTCCTGCGCAGGTTAGAGCGACGATGGTTGTATCGGGAGAATTGATTGAAGCGCTTTTCCTTTCGCTCTCCCCGATTGACGATATGCGTGCGGGAGACTTATTGGAAATTAACGGAACGACTTACGAAGTCAGGCGAGTTCAAGTCGGTAAGGTCAATTGTTTTCGTGGTCTTGCAGAGGTGAGCGCAGTTGTCACGAATTGAAGGTTACGAAGAACTCAAACGACGGTTGGAGCGACTGGAAAAACTTCCGATAGAGCAAGGCTTGGCGCAATTCGGTTTACTTGTCGCAAGTGAAGCGAAGAAACACGCTCCAGTTGATACAGGTAGACTTAGAAATTCCATTACCGCAGTGCAGACAGGTAAGGAAGTTCGGATTGGCACAAATGTTGAGTATGCGAAATTCGTTGAACTCGGTCACAGAGCGGAGATAGTTCCCGTCAAGGCAAAAGCCTTGCGGTTTTACATTCGTGGTGTCGGTGTTGTTTTCGCTAAGCGTGTCGTTCAGGGTTTGCGTGGAAAATCCGCATCGTGGGAGAAGGAAGGAGACATCATTCGGAAACC